ACGAACTTCTTCAATTGCTGAAGTGTAATCAGGTGTTGTGTTTTCCATGGATATTTCCTCCTGATTGGTTTCTTCTCTGACTGAAAGTACTTCAGCCTTGTCGTATGCAGGAAATGCAACTAAGGATACTTCCTTAAGATTTACCTTCTTACGAATTATTGTTTTTTCTCTCTTTTCATCCACTACTGGAATGAATCCTACTGAAAATGAACGGATTGCTCCATCCTTAACTAGGTTAAGTGTTTCATTTCCCAAAACTGTTTCTGAAATCTTTGCCTTAATCAAAAGGCCTTCATCAGATTCTGTCATTTCTGTAACTACACCAATAATATCGTTGTGGTCACGGAATAATTTAACATCAGCAGTTAGATCAACTGCGCCTTTTTCAAAACGCTCTGACCATCCTCCGCCAATATCAATTGTGTCATTGTAAGGAACAGCAATACCTTCAACTGTGCGTTGCTCAGCATCTGTTGTTCTAATCTCAAATGAACGGGTAATCATATCTGTCATAGTCATTACTCCATTTTAAGCCATAGGTTGATTGTCAACTGGGGCTTGGTCTTGTGGTGTTGAACTCATATCTGGCATTCCTTCCATTTCACGAACTTCAGGAATAGTCAAGAAATTATTATTCAATCCAATTGCGTATGATTCATATCTTGTCTTCTGGTTTGGACGAAGGAACTCAGTCAAATTGAATTCTGCATACTGTCCTCTTGGAAGAAGATCTGTAATTGCTTGCTGGATACGAACAATATATTGCTGTAATCCATCTTCAAATAACTTTGTTCTGTCTTCGTTACCGTTGACATATGTCATACCCTGTCCTTCAATTCCCATGCCTAGGTACATTGTTGGAACGCCAAACATCATAGCAATTTGACGAGTAATGTACTTCTGGTTCTCTAGGAACTGAGCCTCTTCAGGATTAAGTGCGATTGTGTCATACTTGAGTCCAGATGAGAGAACAGCAATACTTCTTTCTTGCTGAGAAGCAACAAAAGCATCTTTATTTTGCTTTGCTATATCTGCAGAAAGAAATTCTGATGTTGTTAATGTACCTGTTGGTACTGCAGCAGTCTTAAACCAGTTGTCAGCATAATTATGTAAATCTAGTGCTGAACGCAATACTGATTTGTGACGCTGTAATGGTCCCTCGCCAAGAAGGGATGATGATGATGGATTAGTCCATAGTTTTAGTTGTTTGATATCTTGTGAAGAATAATTTTTTCCACCATACTGATAAATAATCTTACCTGTGTTATCAGTTGATATGCTTACATCTTGTGGATGAAGGTTTGTAATATTTACAATACCTCTTGCTCCACGCTTAACAAACCAATAAGCATTTCCATAAGTTGCCATATTAATAAGTGTTGCGCCAAGCCATTCAGCCTGAGAAATTTGATTTTCAATATCTGGTGTCTCAAGCCATAGTGGTGATGGCACTTCTGTATTTCCTCTGTAAACTTTTACAGGGATTTGCATCATGGCAGTTTCTAATACTGAAGTACATCTTGAAACAGCAACAAGGCTAAGAGCAGTAGTTGGTGTTACGGCTATTGTTTCTCTTGTTGGTGCAGTATTTGCTACTCCACGATTTTCAGTATCAGGAACAAATGATGCTTCTTGTGCGACCTCATATCCAAGTCTGCTAACAAATCTTTCTCTAAGTCCCATTGTGTCTCCTTTTAAAAGACCATCTGCTGTGGTTTTGCTTGTGTTTCCACAAACCAGATAGCCAATACTGTTGCTATTGCTGCATCAATTTCAGTTCCGCTGTCTTTACGGGCAATCCTCCAGGATTCTCCGCTATTTTTACGCACTGCTCGCTGCATTTGCATAGAAACTATGTCATCTTTTGGATGAATAAGTTCCTTCTTGATTATTCTACTATATGCGTTGTTTGAGGCATGGATTAAATCTTTTATTGAAGTCATCTGTACTCTCAAACCTTTTTGTTTTAGTGCTAGTCCCAGATCAGACATAGTTGCTGAGTCCATAACAAATGGTTTGCCATATTTAGCAAGTTTGATACAAGCAGCAACTACCTCATCTAAGTTAGTATTATTAAATGATGCTACCAATTCAGTAGCAGTGTTTCCATTTTCTTGGACCTCTGCTGTTACGATTGAGCAATATTCCCATCCAGGAGTACGCTCAATAGCAAAGACTTCAGGATTATTTGGTCTGCCAGTTGGTAGATTTACCCAGGCTCCTACAGGTATCCAAGCATTCATTGATGAGACAAACTGGTTTAATCTATACCGTCTAGCATCAGGAATAGGCATGGTAGCCAATTCATTCTTGACTGCCTCCCAAGATAGGATGCCAGATGCTAATTGAGGATTTGCCATACGCACAGCATCTTCATCATCTAGAGCACAGCCCTTTGGTGCTTCCCAGCAAAAGAATCCAAAGCGTTCTAAGTCTTCTTGACCTTCAACAGCCCTAGCACCTCGTTCATAAAGGTTTTTAAGCAAGTCGGAAGTATCATCTCCTGCAGTTGTGATACCAATGGTCAAGCCATCTGGACGGGTAGCAGAACCTAAAGCCATAGCAGTCCAAACATCTTCCTTGGCAACATGGAGTTCATCAAATACCACTAGAGAAGGATGCAAGCCTTGAACAGTTGCTGCATTTGCTGCTACAACCTTATAGATACCTTGCTCATCTTTCGTATAAAGTCCTCTATGTTCCGTAGACCTTGTAAAGAAATGTCCTAGTAATTCAGATGAATCTACCTGGTGTTTTAGGCGACGGTAGACAATTTTAGCCTGATCTGCAGATGCTGCAACAGAGATAACTTCAGGAGCAGGCTCATGCAGAAGCATGCCATACAAGGCAAATAAGGCCCCTATAAGGCTCTTACCGTTCTTTCTAGGCATGGATATCACTACCTGCTTATAACGCAGCCTACCAGCCTTAGAAGGGTCATAGTAGTCATCTGGATAGCGTTCTAAGACTGCCCTAATAAGCCATTTCTGCCAATCAGTTAATGTTAATAACTCATCATTTCTTTCAGGTAATCTCCAGAGAGCCTGAACAATATTGATGATTTTATCCCCATCACTAGGGAAGTTATCCACAATAGGCTGTGTATAGTGAGTAGGTTTCCAACTATCCATTAGCAATAGCAGCAAGCATATCTTGAGGAGACATCTCCGCTGCCTTTCTATTATTGAGTAAGCCTAGGTTTGACAATAGGCCAATTAGGATAGGGGCAATCTTATGTCTATGCTGAGGATATTCATCCATAGTTGAAGCAAGCATAACTGCTTGTTGGGCTGCTCCCAAATCTGCTTCTTCCAACCAAGTAGCCTTAGATATAGATTGTCTAACTGCTTGTTCTACTGTCTGATCAAGATTGAGAGGAGGATTTACTGCTGATATCTCTCTTAGACCTTTAGGTCCTTGTTTAAATCCTGTTACTGTCATTTATTTCTCCTTTTTACTATTTATTTGATTTTATGTTTTATGGATACTCTTACAGGGTGCCCACGCCCAAAATAAAAAAACCCCAAACATTTATTTATTTCAAAACCTTTATATCTATCAAACCTTCATATCTGCCAAACCTTCATATCCCCATATCCCCATATCTGGCATATCAGAGATATAGTGTTTGTATATAGGGTATTTGGTATCAAGGATATCTTCTCTGTACCCTGCCAAATTGGGGATACTTGACAAACCATTGTTTGTGTGATATGGGGAATATCCCATGTTTGGGAAAGGGAAGGTTTGTCTATTTGTCGACAAATCGATTAATCGATAAGCCGCTAAAGGGGCTGTACTATTAGTATGCTCAAACCTTATATCACTCATATGATTACCTCCATAGCCTATAGATTATATACATCATCACCCATGACTGCATATTCAACAATACTAACTCTGTACTAGACATAGTTCTTATTCCAATACCTTAGTCTCATAAGGGTCTTATCTTGTCTACTACTGTTACATCTTCCACAGGCTGGTAATAGGTTCTCTATTCCATGCCCTCCTCCATGAGACACAGGGATTATATGATCAGCAGTATTAGCAGGTCCATTACAGTAGTGACAGGTGTTATTACTACCTTCTAGAATAGTCTTACGGTTTCTCTTATATTCCGCCGAACTATACGGATTAGTACTCATCAGTCATCTCCTCTTTGTAGCCATCCAATGGGTCTTCCCATAGGGCAGCATTGGTCATATCCACATCCACACTCTTCACAGAAGTAGATGATAGTGGCTCCCTCTGGAGCAATCTCTCTGTCCTTTGCCATACCTCTGGATAGTCCTCCCATGAGAATGCCAAACCACCTATATTTACTAGGTCAAGTAGGTGTGCTGCACATACCCAATCCCAGTCATCATGATAGTAATAAGCATTTTGACTACATCTGACACAAGGCCTAGGTCTTTGGGTAGTCCTATACTTCCCTAGGTAATAGAAGGGAGTATGGGAATATCCGTATTTAGGCTCTCTAGTCACAACTAATTATAGCAGGATTCCCTCATCCTTAAACTCTTCCTTGAGTCTTTCCTTGTATGACCATGATAACTCTCCATCATAGGCTAATAGGAACAACTTCTCATA